CCATTGTCCAGTTGAAGCGACTGTGTTACCAACTGAGACGTTTGCAAGCGCAGTTTGGCCATATCCAGCTGTGCCGCCGCCTGTGGCCCAAACAGCATTTAATGTGCCGGAAGTTGTTGTAGGATTTCCGCCTGCAAGAGTGTTGAAGTCTGTAGATTGGATTGTACCAAATTGTGCGTAAGTCATCGATAATCCTTTATTACTTAATTGCTACGAAGGCTTCTACGTAACCGACACCATCAACTGTTTTGTCTGCTAACGCTCTACCGAGTACATTAAAATGAGTGGCCTCACCTGATTTTGCGGCGCGGGCAATGCCTTCGCCTGCACTAACAAGACGATCACCCTTCTTGATTATACCGGTAACCTTAACTTGCACACGCCCTGAAACTGCTACCGCAGGATGAGTCTCATCGTTGCCGGCTCCTGAGTTCATCAAATAAGCAGCAGTATCAGAGATAACACCAAATACATCTTCTGAAAGTTCATATTGAACAGCAGTGATTTCGTCTGTACCACCAAGCTGAACAACAGTACCTGCATCATATACATCATCGGCTGCGAAGCGTTCTGCAAGGTCAGCGTAAGTAGCGTTGAGGCGTGAGCTAGCAGATAGTGTCCAGTTACCAGTGATAGTGCCGGCAGAACCTGCTCCACCAGTAGTCAATGTAGTTGCTTGTGTGGTAGTGGTTAAAATAGCTCCGTTGTAAGTTGGCAAAAATGCCTGAACATTTGCGTTACTGTAAGTACCGGAGAACGAGATTGGAGTACCGTCAGTATAATAGAAGTTGTTAGCAACAATACCGGCTCCAGACACGTTAGGGACATAAACGTTACCACCATTAATGATAGCTGCGTTTCCGGAAAGGCCACCAGTGAGAGTCCAAGTACCAGTTATAGCACCGGTCGTAGTAGCGCCACCAGTAGTGATTACTCTAGTAGTTAAAGCAGTGGTAATGTTTGCATTAGCAGCAACGATGTTTCCAAATGTGCCGTTTGCACTAACAGTTAGGAAGTTTAATGATGCTGAGTTTGCAGTAATGTTGTTGGTTACTGCAAGATTGTTTGCCGCTATGTTCCCGGTAACTGTTAATGCACCAAAAGTAGTTGTTCCACCTGACGCAGTTGAAGTAAGCGAGAGCCAAGCTAGCGAGTTTGATTCCCCATCAGTAGGGCAAACATAGAGGGTTGAGTTATTAGTATTAAACCAAAGTTGTCCTCTTAGAGCGTTAGGCGGAGGACTTGCTGATGCAAAGTTCTCAAGGGTGTGTACGAAGTTAGTGTCTAGTGCAAGACCGTAACCTGCATAGTTCTTGCCCGGAAGACCGATTGAGGTACTAGTAGTATTGATTGTACCATCGGGGATGGTAGTCAATACAGTACCGTCAGTCTTTACAATCGTATATGCCATCTTCAAAATTCTCCGTTATTCTTATTTATCTATTTACTTAGTTAGGCTGTTCGGGCCATAATACTTTGTTAGGATCTGCATCTTTCTGCGGTATATCACGTAACTCTTGTCTATATGCACTCCAAACTTCTTTATCACTGGGATAATCAGGCATCATTTTATGATCACTGTCTTTAAGAAGTTTATTTCTCTTAGTTCTAATCATATTCCAATTGATGATCCGTTCTCTTTCTGTTAGAGTCAACCTACCATCTTCTAAGACTAGCTTTTTATTATCAGTATTCATACTTGTTAAAAAAGTTTCGTATTCTTCTTTAGTCAGTTCTATTGCATCTAGAGGTACAGGTACCCCGCTTTCACTATTATAGAATCCATCTTTGTTAAGGCTATAATATAGCGCCATAGTTAGGTTCCGAATCCTATCGCTGTCCACCAAGCGAAACTGCCGCCGGCTGGTAGGTTCTCAGTTTGCCAACATTGGAAGTAAGAAGGTCCGACACTAGTTAGTGTTGCTGGATTTTCTTGGGCACTAACATCACCTGCCTTTACCCCGCCTGAAATTGATACGCCTGGTGTACCACTAAAGGTTTGTGGAAAATACACTGTAGTATACGAGTCTTTAAACACTGTGGTAGTTCCCCATTGCAGTAACAATCCATTTGGTAATCTGCACCAATATCCAGTGCCACCGGATACTGCACCAGATCCATTTGTGAAGTCTGCCACAGAAACAGGGGTATAACCCAAAGCTGATATTACTTGACCAGACGTAATCGATGAAACGGTTGTCGCATTAGTTGCGTTGGTTGCACTAGTTGCGGTGGTTGCAGAACCCGCACTCGTTGCATATGTTGCGTTTGCTACGGTACCTGAAACATTGCCGCCTGCTACCGCATTAGCAGTTGTTGCAAATGAGACTGCACCGCTAACGTTAGCACCGGCTACTGAGTTTGCTGTAGTTGCAAATGATACTGCACCTTGCACGTTGCCGGCTCTAATATTACTGATATTTCCGCCGTCACCCTGTAGTTGGCCGGCTGTTACTTTATTCAGTACATTTAGTGAAGTCAATGTACCGAGTGATGAAATATTCGGCTGTGCTCCGGTAGTTACAGTTCCGGCTATCGTTGCCGAGAATACAGAGCCGGCGCTGTCGGCGTAAGTTGCATTAGCTACTGTACCAGTGACGTTAGCTCCTGGAATACTAGTCAATCCTGCACCGGAGCCATAAAATGCGCCAGTATTTGCGATTACATTTGGTCCGCGGATATTTCCACTAGAGTTGACTACGGTTAGTGTGCCGGTTGATGTGATATTAGGCTGCGCCGTAAGAGTAACCGCTCCGGCAAAAGTTGAATAGTTGGCTAGTGCAACAGTACCGGAAATATTTGCAGCAGGAAGACTAGTGAGAGCAGCCCCGCTGCCGAAATGATTACCAGTAAAGTTAGCGCCAGATACATTGCCGGTAACTGTTAGTGACGATAATGTACCTATAGCAGTAATATTTGGTTGTGATGCTGTGATCAATGAGCCAGTAATACCGGTTGCGCTCAGATTTCCTGCGATAATATTACCAGTGACACTTAATCCTGTGCCGCTAGCAACTACAGTATTAGCCACGCCGCCTACTGAAATATTGACATTGCCACCTGACGCCGGAACACTGACATTTGATGAACCGTTGAATATCTGTGTTACTGAACCAGTGCTTAATCCAGTCAGTAGAGCACCGTTACCAATAAAGTAATTAGCAGCAACATTTCCAGCAGTATCACGAAGTGCTATGGTGCTTGCATTTGCAGTAACGTCGGCATCATATCCGTCTAGCAAGTCTGCGTTAAGATTTGTTACTTTAGTAGTTGAGGTTACTGTTAGTGGTGCAGTGCCAATTGCCACAGTTGATGTAAAACGCGGTGCAGTTACTACACCACTGACACCTAAGGAGGTTAATGTACCGGTTGAGGTGATATTGGGTTGTGCAGCAGTTGTTAGTGTGCCAGTTAGAAGCGATGCACCAACTGTGCCTGAATTAGAGTAGACGTTGCCGGCGGTCACGTTCCCGGTTACTGCTACACTTGTTAAAGTGCCTGTACTTGTAATGTTTGGTTGAGCAGCAGTAGTTACGGTACCGGCTACAGTGGCAGAAGATATAGTACCAGTAATTAAACCGGAAACAGTTAGATTTCCAATGGTTAACGTGTCACTGCTAGGTAAATAACTTAACGCACTATCAAAACCTAACTGAGTTCCACTAGAAACCCCTGTCACAAATACTGGATAGAAAGTAGTTGCACTGGAAGCCTGTGACGCAACCGCGACTGTTGCCGCGGAAGTAGCATTTGCAACTGTTCCGGTAACGTTTGCGCCGGCAATTGCACTAAGTGCAGCACCATTACCGAAATGATTGCCGGTCAGATTTGCAGCGGTGATGTTACCTGTTACAGTTGCATTCGCAATATTTGCTTGGATGTTTACTGTTAGATAATCAGTGTCTACTAAGTTAGCAGTGACCGTGTTAGTCACATTGACATTATTAGCATCAACGTTTCCAGTTGCGACAACATTACCGGCATAAACGTCACTTGATCCGCCGGCGGTCACGATTGTAAACCATGCTAGCGCATTTGTTTCACCGTCTGACGGACAGATTTGCAGCACAGGATTCAACGGGTCATTTGTGTTGAACCATAACTGACCCTGTAGTGGGTTTTCAGGCGGTGCTACATCAGCGAAGTTTTCTAGTATATGAACAAAGTTCGTGTCTACAACCTGACCATATCCAGGGTATAGTCTGCCCGGTAAGGCAACAGAAGTACTTGTAGTGTTGAGAGTGCCGTCGGCAATAGTTGTTAATACTGTACCGTCCGTTTTAATAATTGTATATGACACTGCCCTTATACTCCGTTGTTATTATATTGTTACTAGGTTGGTCAAACTTTGAATTCTTACTGTGTAGTCAATTTGAATCTGTCTGTTCAATGCTTTCTGCACCGGGTGAAACACAACATGAGTGAGCAGGCGAGTAATAGTATTGCCATCAACGTCCGTGCCGTAGTTTGCTAACAGTCCTAGTTCATCAAAGATATAGGCACCGTCGGTAGCGGTGCTGTTGTCGAATGCTGCTTGTCCGGCTGGCTCACCGTAGTCAAGTAAGCACTGCACTAGAATGTCAGAGTACAGAGTTCCAGTAGTATGGAAAACTGTCATCTTATTACGAGTAGGATCTAGGTTAAAAACGCTAGTATCATCTACGATTTTTGCGTATGTCTGATTGTAAAGAGCAGCATTTTGACCAGTTGTGTTTGGTGGAAGATAGGTAATAACGCCAGTTGCATCTACTGATGCTGCTCCGTTACCAAATGCCATTTGATAAATTTCTCCGAAACCGCGACTAGACAGTGTATCTGCAATGGCTTCTGACATATTTTCATAGTTGATTGCATTCTTCTTTTCTACGAAAACTTCCCCGTCATTAGGGTCGTAGATTTTAAGAAACCCTTCAACTTTATATGACATTGTAATCACAGACATTAATCGTCCCCTCTTTTTTGAACCAATACTTCATTTGAATTCGGATCAAAAATCTTTATGCTAGAAGAAAAGTATACACCACCGACTTCATTGGGTTTGGTGCCAGTAGGTGACTTTTCAGTTAATTTGGTTTTTGACTTATCATTCATCTCTTTATTTATCATTTAGCTATTGTCCGTATTTAAGAAATACGCTGTTGGAGTTTCGCTGATCTGTAGTGGATCACCTTCTATAGTATTGTAGATGTAAGAGTTCCAAGTCTGATTATAGTACTCTTCTGGCAGCTTGTTGCTGTTTAAGAGACCGGTAACAGTAGTATTGGTCGGTATTAGATATTGTTGAGCAGTTCCGTTCGCGCCTCTACCAATCCCAGTTAACTGATTGTTAACAAGATCAACTCCGGCAAATGTAATTTGTTCACCATTAATGTAAACTACATTGCCTTCAACAGAAGTTATTGTTAGCAAGTCGCCTACACTAATCCAACTTCCAGCAGTGATCTTGACAATTGGAGCTGCATCAAATAGCAAGACATTGATATAACTGCTGTTGATTGCTTGACCGGTTGTGTTATTGACAATAGTGACAGTTGACAGAATTCTCTTATCGGAAGTTAATCCAATTGAATAGTATCCATCAACTGCTACCGGTGCTGCTACGTTTTGAACAACACTATTAATCAAGTGACTTACATCATTAACAGTAATTGTAGTTGACAGCGGGAAAATATCCTGAGTCAAATAAGTCTGAGTGTACGATAGCTGACGATAGACTGTCGGGACACCCAAATTATCAACCATATTCAAGTATATTTCTTGATTTGGTGTTGCACTAGGAATCATGCTGTTGATAACAACTGTGTCACCTGAAACAATAGGAGTCAGAATGCTTAGTTCGTTAAAGTCGTTGAGAACTAGCTTAGAAGACGGAACACGTTTACCATTAACTGTTACCCATAGACGGTCAGTGTTGAATTGCGCCCACTGTGTCACATAGACAGTTCCGGTGTCTGTAGTTAATGCAAATTCTTCTCCGCCACGAGTAGCAGAAACAGTGAAGAATCCGCCAACAGTGTCTACCGCGCGGACATAGTATTCAGTTCCCTGAATTAGTCCACCCAATATATCATCACCATTTGCCGCGCCTGCTGCTGCAAAGTATACCGGTGTCTCAGGAACTAAGTCTTCACTGTTGCCGGTGACAGTAATTTGATTAACTGTGGTAGTCGTTGCACTAGCAGTAATACCATGAATATAAAGAACGCCCGGTTCCCAAACAAATCCACCTGAGATATAGCTAGAAACTTGAGTTACCGGATAGTTGACTGCATTTACAGTAGAACTAAACTGTTCAGTATACAAATCAAACACAGTAGGCGTGATAACTCTTGCATAGTAAGTGTTATTATTAAGCTGAGTTGAACCTAGAACTCCATCAATTCTTACTAGATCATTAGTAGTGAATCCTGAGGCTGTTGCGGTAGTTACTCTTACTGCTGCTTGACCACCAACTATTACTTGAAGACTGCCGGAGCTAGTAGTAACTGGTACTTGGACTCCGGCAGCATTCTTGATCGTAAAGTGAGTACCATCAGGAATAGAATCGACAAAGTAAACAGTACCGTCTGATGCAATTCCACCGAATGATGTGCCTCGGAACTCAACTGTCTGTCCTACTACAAAATTAGTAGTACTGACTACTGTGATCAGATTACCAGTTGAGGACGATGCGGTTGCTAGCGTAATTGCTAGCGGAGTAGAAATATTGTTGTTAAC